GGGGGCCTGTGCATCCTAGCACATCACTTCTTTTTTTTACGAGCCGAGGACAGACTTGCCGCAATGGCTTGTTTCTGAGGGTAACCCTCTTTCATCATCTTTTTGATGTTAGAGGAGATTGTTTTTTTGGAACTACCTTTTTTGAGGGGCATGATCATTCACTTTTTCTTTTGACGTTCTTCAGAGGCTTTACGCATTGCACGAAGTTCACGCAGTTGCTCGCTAATGCTGGTTTTCATGCGGCTATACGATTCACCACTACTGACAGGACCAATACCACTGGTTTGTGCAGCGGACGGTTTAGAAGTTACAGGCGGTTTAGTTTTTGCTGCTGCTTTAGGTTGTGTAATGGTCCGTGAAGGAGTCGATGTCCGTGAAGAGGTGGTCCGTGAAGGAGTCGAGGCGCGGGTAGTCGTGCTTGCTGCTGACGATTTGGGCTTAGACGGCTTTGGTTTAGGAACCGCAAACCGTTGTGCAGAAGCATTGCTTTTTTCACTCAAAACAGCAGCATTAGATCGCCGTTGAATCCCCTTTTTCTTAAGGGCCTGCATCCGTTTTTCACGGTTAACCATAGACTTAACCTCTTCCACCATAGCCAACGGCACAGCAGCACGGCCTAGGATTTTACCAGCAGCTCCAAGGCGGGATGCACGGATAGCTCTGTTAACACTGCGGTTAACAACATTAGCTCCGTACATACGGTTTGCAGCACCAGCAGGTTGTCCAACTCGATTAGGACCAGTAGTTCCACGAGAGGCCGCTGTTTGACGAGAACGAGCAGCCGTGCGCCTAGGATTTTCACGTTTGGTTTCTTGGCGAACCATTGCCCCACCCGTACGTCCAGGCGGTAGGGCTTGTTGAGGGGTTCCAGTTACTTTAGCAGTTCCTGTAGTTGCCCGTTGTGCTGCGTTGGTTACGCGAGCATTAGTACCAGAAGGGCGAGCCTTGGAGGAACTTACCGTAGCTTTGCTGGTAGACTGACGGTTAGCCCGTTGGGGATTTTGACCCTGCGTGATAGGTTTTTTGGCGGAACGCTTGCTCTGGTTACTAGATGATGTAACTTTTTTTTTAGCAGCCATAATCAGGCATCCACGCGGGTCACGCGGCCAGTCTTGTTAGCGTTGTTGGAGGAGGGAACGCGATCAGCCTTACGCACGGTAAGGATGGCAGTTTTGCAGGCGCCCACAGTAGCATTCAGGGCAACGGTGGTAGCTTTATCAGCAAAGGTAGCACCAACAGTGGTCGTGGTGGTAGTACCGTTGCTTACATTTTTAGTAGTGTGAGACCGGTTCTTAAGTTCGTCTTCGTCTTGACGACCGCCATAACCAGTTGAAATGGTACCGAAGGCGGAACCACCAGCAGGAAGAGTAGCCATGATTTTGTTTACCTAAAAGTTTTTATGTTAGGGTCAAGTAGTTGTCCAGGACAGGACTTTGGAAAAATTAGAAAGGTCAAAAGAGTCTTGACCTACCCACCAGCTAAGCCAGTGAGACGAGCCTTTACTTTGATTACAAGAAAGGCAAGCAGGCACTACATTACGAGTAGTATCATGACCTCCTCTGGCCTTTGGATGGACGTGATCTAGCGTTAGATCTTCTGACGATCCACAATAAACACACCGGTTATTCCAGTGATCTTTAATTGCTGCTCGCCACATCCGCTTTGCATCAGAGGAAGTCATGGCCTTAAGGAGAAAGAGGTATTCAGAAGGGTCTTTGAGAGGCATGATGCCTACTGCGGTGGATTACTTCTTCTTTTTGGGAAAGCCTGCCTTCATGTTGGCATAGGCTTTTGGAGTAATAGTAGATTTCTTCTTTGAGCGAGAAGTGCCTGCTTTTTTACGAGCATTGATGTTGGCATAAAGGCCGGGTTTGCCTTTCATTTCTTGGTAGGTTTGCCGTTGTGACCATTTCTAGCACGATTCTTACTCGGACTTTCAAGAACCATCCTCCCCTGGCGCGTATGGGAAAGGTCGGGGCCTCCCTTCCCAGCAATGCCACGGCGTCTCCGTTCTGTCCACCGTTCTTCGGAGGCATTCTTAACGGAGGGTTTTTTATTTAATTTGCGTTGATACGCTGCCTTTTTAGCAGCCGCCTTGGGATTAGCTGCGTAATACTTAGCAGACTTACTTTTTGTTTGTGCCATATTCGGAAAAGAATACTTTGTTTTCAAGGCGCTCAATTCTGGCAGTACTATTTCCCACTTTTTCAATGAGCACCTCTACCGATTTGGCGATGTTATGAAGAGTGATTAAATGCCAACCAAACAACCCAAGGGCTGCGGTAGCAATTGCATTGCGAACAATATCACTATTGGATGACACGTTCCAAATCCTCCAGCTCGATCTCAGGCAAGGTTGCAAAGAGTTCGGCCAGCGGTGACCCGGAAACTGGAAGACCAGTTACGTTGTTTTTAGCAAGCCAATCGGCGGCTGCTTTGATGTCCTGTGTGGTGGCGACACCTGACTTGATACGGTCGATCAGTTCTTTTGTAACAAGACCATGAAGCTCGTTAAACTGATCTTCTGTGGCTCTGTCCATTACTATTGTGTTAATTCAGTAATAAACAAAGTAGTACTAGCACCAGTACCTTGAATAACAGCAATGTTGGCACCAATAGGAACACCAACAGTTATTCTTTCACCAGTTTTAAGGTAATGAGAACTGGCAGTAGCAGTTTGAGCACCAGTCCCAATTTCATAATGGCAGTGAGTACCGCCAGTGCAAATCAGCGACACAAAACGACACGTTGAAGTTAGGGCGATATTTGCACTAGTTGCTCCAATTGCTTGGGACCGTGCCGCTCCTATTTCAAAAGTAGTTGTGTAATTATCGCTTAAAAAGGTACTGTTAGTGGTAACTCCACCAGTAGTAAGAGAAGTCATTAGTCGTATTGCTCCATGAGACGGATTAGTTTCTGAGGATAAATTGGATCAGTAGCATAACCTTCTTTTTTAAGAAGATACGCACAATCCTCACGGGAAGTGGCGCGATTAACGCCCTTATAGCCTTTGTAATCCTTGTACCATTGCGAAACAAGGTGCTCTACGCAGTCGTAAGGGGTAGCAAAGTCCTTAAAAGTGGCTTTGATGGTCACAGGACCATTACCATAGTCTTCCCAGGTAGTTTTGACCGTACCAGGCGTACCTTTGATGCCAAAAAAGTTGTTCTTTCCAGAAATAGCAGAGCCAAATGCGCTTTCAAGAGCCCATTGAGCAGCCACAACCTCAGGAAACTTAGCTCCAGCCTTTTTAGCAGCAGCTTCAATGCCGTCCCAGGTGTTGTCAAAGGAAGAAATGGGCTCAAGTGGAGACGGTTCTCTCCATGCCTTTACCCATTCTTGGTCATCAGACAATCCCTCAGGCCCCAAAAGACGTTCCAGGGCCGCAATAGCACGGTTTTGATTAGGCAACCCCTGGTAATACTTGATTACATCACGGAGTTTAATGGTCATTTTAGAGTATCCTTAATCTGTTGAAGTTTGTCGTCTTCCTTACGGAGAGGCTTCAGAGCGTTGATACCACCAACAATCAGTTGGACCACGCTATTGGACTTAAATTTAGATGCACCAATAACTTCAGAGCCTAGAAACAGGGCAAAAAAGAGCAGGGTCTCGTAGGAGACTTTGATGCCAAGGATGGTAAGCATGATTTTAAAAGGGTAGAAGATCGGAAATAATCCGATTATTTAATCCCCAGCGAACACCCGATAGGGATTTTGAGGCGTGACGACAAACTGGCTCCACCCAGTAGGCAGCTCGCCTTTGTAGTTGACGTGCCAGCCGTCCATAGGGGTGGGAGGAGTGATGACTTCCCCGGTGTCAGGGTCGATCACTGCATCGTCGTTGTAGATGACGCCAACGATGTCCATGGCATGATCGTGGGTGTACTGGATGTAGCCGCCCGGATCGTCGCCAACAGGCTCGTTGTAAAGCCCGGCAATGAAGGCTTCTGTGCGGAAGATGCTTTCGTCGGGAAAGCGGAGGAAGGTTGTATGCATGATGGTTACAGGGTAAGAGCCTGAAGTTGTGCGTCAGTTAGACGCCGGTCGTAGTAAGCGAGGCGGGCGATATGTCCAGTCATAGGCTGAGATGTTGATCTAATCCAGCCAAAATTAAGGACATTCATTGTGGTCATTGCAGTTATTGCGAGTGGTTGTGTCGTGCCTGTCTCGATGCAACCAGACATACTCAAGCCGCTTTGGGCAACTGCAACCGTGTAGTAACGATTTGTGTCTAGAGTAAAGAAAGTGCCGAGAAGAGTATTAAATTCGTTTGGAGTACGTTTTCCAAAACTGGGGACACGGACTTGACTGCCGCCAGTATATGTCCAATATCCCCAACTTGCGACATCAACACCCGTGCTTGCTCTAAAGGCAAAGGGGCTAGTAAATTGTAATTGCGAGAGGAATTTGTATTTAACAACTGCGGTCCCTTCGCTTTGGTTATACCAACTACTAAAGTTAGTCCCCGTCATGTTCGCAACCTCTGCGCTGCGGGTGGCGGTACTTCCTGAGGTTGGGATGTAAGAAGTGGCGAAAGTAGCATTTTCTGCTTGAGCACCCCAAATCAAGATACCTTTGACACCATCAGCAGTTGTGATCTGTGAGCTACTGCTATTGTCTCCAGGAAATATCCTGAATTCAGTTGTTGAGGTGAATCCAGTTTTGACAAGAGTGCAGCGGTACCAGCCGTTTGCTAACGCCTGAATTTGTCCAGTCGCGTTGGTTTCAGTTACAACAGTTCCATTTGCAAGGTTAAATCTTACGTTTCCGGCGGTTCCTACGGCTATCTGACCGTAGTCCATTCCGGCAGCCTTCATGTAGACAGTTAAACTCCAGTTAGAGGCAGTTATAGTGCCCCTGCGAATATAGTTAAAACTTTCATTTACTGGAATAAACTTGTCTGCCGTTGTGGTTCCGTCAGGCGCTGTTGCAAAATTAGTAGAAACTGATGCACCAGGAGTACTGTTGGAGACTGTTATTGTCCATTGGGAAAAATCTTCGCTATATGTTTGGAGGTTCGTCCGACTCTCCTCAACCAGCAACCCCAAGCTATTCCCATTGCCATCGTGATCAAACCGTGCCTGGTTAGCCGCTGCTGTCCTGATGACGCCAAACTCATCGACATACGTTCCAGTGCTAGCCCGTGTAAAGGTGATCCTGGGGTCTAGCCGTTTGGTATTGGCGAAGTCCAGATTAAGGACAGGCGCTACGTCAGGGAACCTGTTTTTAATGGTCATAGTGTTAGCGCCTGCAGTTGGGCGTCAGTGAGGCGGGTGGGGTAGTAGGTGAGGCGGGCAATAGGTACTGCTGTTGTATTACCAGCCTGATTTGCGCCAATTCGTAGTTGAGTTACAACAGGAACTGTGCCGGATGTATCGGTCACAGCCGCTGCCCCGTTCAGGGATGTAGAAAAGTCATTGCTGCCATAAACCGCCGACTGGCTATTAATTGCTGTGGAACTTGCAGTGCCTGCAGTGATGTCTGCCTGTGCTGCTCCACTTGTAGTTACAGTGAACTTTTGGCTGGATGTTGAGGTGTAAAGCTCAATGCGATTATTCGCCGTGTTGTCATCTACGCTCAATACTGGTCTTGTGCCAGAAAGCGTCGCACGGAAATTAGCTTGAAAAGTACCCGTAGATGCATTCCACCAACTACTAAATCCGGTTCCAGTCATACTTGCCACATCAGCACTACGGGTAACCGTGGCGCTTGTAGTAGCTATGGCGCTGGTACTAAAGCTGCCAGTTTCACATTGCATGTAATCTACTGCGATTGCATCACCGCTTGTTGTTAGCCGAAACCCAACACTAGGATTTGTGATCGTTGCAGAAGGGATGCTAACCCGAGCCCAAGACGATGTAACTGTCACAGCCGTCCATGTCGTACCCCCGTTTTGCGTCATTTCAACAGTGCCTGTTCCGGTCAAACGCTTGACATAGGCAGTAGTAAATCTGGCTGCACTTGCATCTGTAATTGCTTGCAAAATTGTTCCATTGTTTGCTGAGGCTGTAATCTTGCTTGCGCTACTACTTACCCCATCAATACCAGTCTGATCTTTTACTGCGGTGACGTTAGTTGCCGTCCATGCAGCATTTGTCAAATCCTTATTCCACAAAACAATGTTCGTCCTCGCCTCCTCAATTAGCAACCCAAGGCTTTCACCCGTCGCAGGGTCGTGGTCAAATCGGGCTTCATTGGTTGCAGCAGTTTTAATCAGTCCATCGCTGCCAACGTATGTGGCGGTGGACCCTCGAGTGAAAGTCACCCTTGGATCCAAGCGCTTGGTTCGTGCAAAGTTAAGGTCCAGGCTTGGACGTGTTGTTGGGTAGAGCTGTTGAATGGTCATTGATCAAACTCCGATAACTTTCCAAGCACTGCCGTTATACCAACACAACGCAGCCGCTGCTCCACCGCCCACAACCGTCGAACCAACAGCAGGTGCGGAAGCATCCGTAACTCGTGCCACCAAACCGACAACACCTGTTGGCAGGGTTGCAACCGTGAATCCAGCACTGACAAGCAGACGATCCACAGTGACACTAGTCGGATCTTGGAACGCCATGCCGCCCAAGTACCCGTTAAGCGGAACCTCATTGGCAGCCGTACCAATGTCGTGCTGAGTGACAACAGGAACCTGACTAAGGTTATACTCCGTTACCTTAATAAGACCAGAACCGTTGGCATCAAGGTCGATGTCACCGTTAGTAGTGCTGGTAGTAATTGAACGGGTCAATACATCCAGGTTGCCACCAAGCTGTGGGCTCGTGTCTTCAAAAACTTCTGTGATTGTACTTTGGAACGTGAGGTTACCAGCACCATCAGTCTGAAGGAATTGACCAGCAGAGCCATCAACCTCTGGATACCGCAGCCCATCCAGGACAACGTTTCCTGTTCCGTTTGGTGTGATTACAACATCACCATTACTAACACTGGTGGTAATGCTTCGAGTAAGAACATCAAGGTTGCCACCCAGCTGTGGAGTAAGGTCGGAGACGACGTTGATGGCAACAGAAGTTGGATCAATGGTAACGTAACCCGTCTGCTGATCAACCTGGAAGGTATCGCCTGCTTTGAACTTACCGACTTCATCGGTGCTGGTGTACCAAACACGTCCTTCAGTTTGACCGCCAGCAATGGCTGCCGTGCCTGTTTGGATGATTTGGTTTGCTTCAACTGCAACACCACCATTCTGAGGAAGTGCAAGGTAGTTAGTACCAGAACCAGCATACTCAAACGTATGGGCAGCAGCAGAGATCTGAGACCTCAGGAAGAAGCTAACAGCAGCACCATTGGAGTGACCAGCAACCAGACCATTGTTAATGATTCGGTTGGTGGGTTCTGGGTTACTGATAACAACGTTCCATCCACTACCATTGGGCGAGGAACTCAAGATGGGGTAAATGTTGCCGCCTACCTGAACCAGCATGTTGTTGGCAGGGCGTGTCGCCGTACCAAACCAAGTACCAGCAGCAGTTGGAGCGTTAATAGCAAAGGTCGTTGCACCAACAGAAGCACTGCCGTTTGCTGTGGCGGTAAAGATAGCAGAACTGCTCTTACCATCACCAATCAAACCATAAGTACCAAAGTCAGTTGTACCGACTTCCATGTTGATTTGACCGCCATTAAGCGCCTTAGCGTGGTAATGACAGAACGTACCAAAGAACGACACCGCCTGAGCATAGCCATTGTTACAAACCAGCAAACCAGGACCATTAAGGTTGATCTGGGTGAACTCGTTAATAACAAAGGACCGCAGTGGGCTACCAACAGCAGGCAAACTACCATCAACAATGATACCACCACCCGTCATAGCGGACGTAGTATCACCACCAGTACCCTGATAATTATTGGGGTCAAAGCTGCTGTTATCAATACCAGCATCTGCAAAGTTAGTGCAGTTGTTGATATATGGGCTCTTGCGAACCGTACAGCCTGGATAGAAACCTGCTACCCAACCTTGGTTTTCGGGAAGACCATAAGCAGGATCATCATCAATTGGGTGGTTACCGCGTGTACCACTGGCCTTCAAACCAGCAAAGGTAAAGCCATCAATATAAGTACC